GTTAGATGGCGTACCTGATGCTGTACCTGAAATACCTGATAAAGCTTGTGTAATGGTCCAGTTCGCGGTATCATCCGTTGCACCATTGAAGATTGAAATAGTTGTTGCAGCTCCACCATAACTTGAAACCGTGCCGTTTGCATCAGCTGGTACGTTTGCAGATTCATTGCTTAATACGGCCATAATTGCATTTGTACCATTTGTACCGTTTGAACCATTTGTTACTTTAATAATCTCGTATTCTGCTTTTGTTGTAACATCGAATCCGGTTCCTGGATCAGTGTAAACAATTTCAGCCATGTAAGTCATAGAGTTATTTGAAGCTAAAACGTTTGATTTGATTGTGAGAGTTTTAACGGCCCCTGTACCTAAAGTATAAGTAGTGTCACTAGCTGTAATTTCTGTATAATTTCCTGAGCTATTCGTTTGATAAAACCATTTAATACTCTTTGCTTGAGAAGCAATATCTGTATTGTTACCAGCAATAAAAAGCTGAGGTGTTAAAACATTATTACTTGATGCATAGTTAGGTGTATAAGCTCCACCGTTGGGATTATAAATAACTTGTCTTTGTTGTGATGAACCTATAAAAGCTTGCAGTTGTCTTGCATCCGATAAATCTACTAAACTCATTGAACCAGTAGCTACAATAGTCATAAAATACCACTCTTTCTTCTTCTAATTTTTTTGTTCTTCCGGTAAATCAAGGTCACAATAGAAAGTGGCGCGCTGGTAAACATCGGATGTACTAACTGATATCTTGCTACCTACATTCTTGTGTGCATTTGTCCAAACGTAATCAACATTGCCCGCTCTATCTTTTTTCGTCCAAATGAACGCTTCTACTGGCAATGTATCCGTTATGTTTTCTTTTCCTCTGTAAACACGTGCGGTTAACTCTGTATCTATTAAACCGTTTTTAAATGCCATGCCATTGCTTGAAATTATTTCTACTTTGTAAACAATATCGTTTTTGATTTTGTCTACTTTTTCTTGCGCACCTTCCGGCGTTTCAGCTCCTATTTCACTAGCTGTTGTAGGTGTGGCTTTTTTCCACTCAAAACCGTCCCAGGTGTAAAGAATTTCTACAGGTTTAGATGTATCTATCCACAACACATTAAACGCCCCTTTTGGCGGCGTTGGTTGTCTGAGTATCTTAACCCTTAGATTCTTTTTAAAATCGTCAAATTCAGCTAATACATCCCGCTGAGAATATTCAACGAATTCTCCTAATGTATAGTTCTTAGATGCCTTATCAACTAAAGAACGTTCTACGCTAATCACACGCGCTTCTACATACAAAGGAGGAATGTAGTGTAAATCTTTAATGCGTAACGTATCCCCGAACCTAACTTTTTCATGTTGATAACCTGGAACGTTTTCTAAATCAGCTTGTGAAATTTCATATTCAACAATACTGTTAATCCGTTTGGCTAATTCAGTTTTACCTAAAGAAGTTAAACGCTCTTTTGTCATTTCTGCATCTGAGCTTTCAGGTTCATATATTTTCCACAAATGCTTCCCTTTTCGGCCCCAACGTCTTAATGCATCATTATCTTGCACAACAACAGAAAGCCGTGAACCATCATCTTTTTCAGGACCCAAGCACAAAAGAGCTGTTAAAATTTCATCTGTTTTTTCTTTGCGCACCAAATTAAGCAAGTCTTTTCCAAATTCAACTTCTTTACCTTTGAATTCTCCAACTTGCTCAAGCATATCTACAACGCGTCTAACAATCCGGTTCCCGTCAATTTCTACACGAAAATCTAATTCACGGGTAAAAGTTGTTCCTACGAGCTGTATTGATTCATATGGATCTGAATAGTCAAAAGATATTTTTCTGATGTTTTCATTATCTGTTACACCCATTTCCCACTCAGTACCATCTAACACAAAGTTACCGGCGGTTCTAACTGTTTGCCCTGTTAATTCTTTAGGTTCAATAGTCTTTTGCTTACGTAAATCTAAATAGGATGCTGTACAAATAGCTGTTACTTCATCGCCATCACGTTCAATATCATCTATAATAAATTCACGAAATTTACCATCTTCATCAGGAATTACAACCCTATTCCTTCCTACAATAAATTCCGCTTTTGGATCATCTGCAGGACAAGAAAATTCAAACGTTTCTTCTAACTGTGAATTTCTTTTGTGGTCCCCTGAATTCATACTTTCATCAAGTGTAGCAACAATATCATCTGATTGTTTTTCAAGAATGTGGATCATCTGAATTTCTCCCTCCACGTTACCTTAGTAGGCAAGGCCGGGCTTGTAACAATCACGTTATCACCGCGATTGAGAGGAAAATATTCACCACCAAATGCTTTTAAATCAAGGCGCGATTCACCATTGACTAAAATATCTTTACTCTTATGATCAAAAGTGACTACATCACCTTGCTTTACAATATAAGGAATTTGATTTTTAGTAAGCTGGTTAATCTTATACACTCTTACATCATCAGCTCTCAGTGTTGGAACTGGACGCGTTCCGTATTGAGCGATGTAAACGCCTATTTGAGTCGGTTTTCTCATAAATTGCTGCTCTACATCGTTAAATTCTTTGAACGTCCTTGCTGTATGCTTTCCAGTGGTTTTATCCACTTTAGCAACATAAGCAGTCCAGCGTGTACCAACCCGCTCAACCCGTAATATTCCGTAGAAATTCCAGTAAGTTGATTCCTTTTCGCCGGATGTACTAACAATATCCCTGTATCCTGCATCGCCGCCGCCTGTTCGTGCTGTAGCGTAGTTACGCTTTCCGGATGAATCAACATCTTTAATTGTTAACATACAAACGGAAAGGTTGTTTTCATCTAACAAGTAGACCTCAACCTTTCCAAATTTATCTTCACTGGTATTTAGAATTTCCACCATTGCTTCCATGCGAAAATCTGTTAAAGTTTGCCCTAATGATTTTTTATAAAAAGGACCATGCCAAGCGTCTTGAGTGGTTCCGAAATCTTGAGCTATAAAACGGTATCCATCGGATTTCATGTTGCCCGTGGCGTATCCGTCAATCCCTACACGCCCTTCTGTTTTAGCCCATCCTGTAATTGTAGTTAATTTATCATTCAATACAGTCTCTTCTTTATCTACTGCATAATCTTCTAAATTAACAACGCGGCCTATACGGTTGATCTCTTCACCGTTAGTAATATCAATGTTTGTATAGCTCTTATCAATTTGAATTTCTATAACTGGTTGCGCTTCAACAGTCCCGGCGTTACTTGCTGTTGTTAGTGCAGTACCGTTTGATATAACCGCATCAGCAACCTTTTCTGTTTTGGCGTATTTATAAGGATCAGGACAAATAAAAGTTATTGTACCCTGTCCAAGTGTCACAATTTCATCAGGATCAAACGAACCATCCACCAATGCATAATATACACGGTCCGGTTCATCATCAAAGATTAATTCCGCTGCTTTATCTGTAATCAACCAAGCAGCTAAATCTTCTTTGATCTTTTGCAGATTCGTTGCATTTATCCAAATAGGAATAGTAATTTCTCGAACATCTACGGTTGTACGCTGATGATAACCACCTGGACGGTTTGGAATTTTTAGAATGTCTCTTTGAATCGGCGCCCAAGCTGGACGTTTCCAGCCTGGCGCGATATTCAAATAACTTCGGCGTTCACCGTTAAATGTAATACCCAAGGTTATCACCCCTTCCTAAAATCGTTTTTTAACATCATCCCGCTTGCTGTCATACTCTTTACGAGCTTTGTAAGTGGCTTTAGCGAACGATTTACCATCAATATTAAGCTCTACAAGAATAGGCTTATCATCTTGGCTATTTCGCTCAGGCGTTTGACTAGGTTTTTCATTAGCTGGATAGTTTTTGACTAGGTTTGTTGTATTAGCGTAATCAGCTGCAGCGAATGAAGGAACTGGTGTTGTAATAGCTGAAACTGCATTGTTAGTTAAACCTTGTAGTAATGATGATAAAGACAACCTACCATCCATCAACATGTCCATATCAAAACCTAATTGCTCACCTACATATCTAAAGAGCTGCAATGCACGGGCGCGGAATTGTTCAAGCGGAATAATAACTTCACGTTTTCCACCTTCA